CCTGTGGCTGATGCTGCACCTCGGTAGCCTGTGGCTGATGCTGCACTTTGGTCGCCTGTGGCTGATGCTGCACCTCGGTAGCCTGTGGCTGTCTTACCCTTCTTCCACTTGCATTTTTCAAACGTAAACTTAACGGCTGCGTCTACAATACTCTTAATACTTAGTTCAGCTCCTATGTGGATTTTTGAGCAAGCAATTTTCGTATCATCCGCATCTACGTCCATATCGCCAGTTCCCTCAACCTCGTGAAACTTATTCATACCAACTTCGGCAGGTGGATAGTAACCGAACATGTCCAACGGATGGAGGCAGAAGTGAAATCCGTTACCGCAAGCTCTTATATCGCCTGTTTCTTCATAGTCCTTACCTTCTTCGTATTGGAAATCCCTACATGTCAAATCGGGGTTAAAACCTTTGTAGCCTTTGATTTTGATAAATTCCTTTGGTAAGGTAACGTTATCCGGCAGGTTTGCCCTAAGTACCATGTACGCCATGTAGCTGGCGTCAAATCCGGCTATCCCGGTACCAATAGCAGTTAGGAGGAATTCCTTTTCCGGATGATCGTTAGCGTAATTCCTGAAGTTGCCTAAAAATACGATCAGCTCTTCTTCAGTTACTTTCTGCATATCCTTATCCAACGTAGGGATAGCATAGGACTGACCTTGTATCCCTTCTGCTTTCCCCATAATTGCGCCAAATTTCTCAACTGCCAATCTAGCTGCACCTCCGGCGTGATTGCCGTTCATATTGCTTCCAAAAACGAATATTTGATTTTCTTTCAGTTCCTGAATATTCTCAGGTGTTAATTCTCTTTTCATGATTCCTGTTTGTTTCTGTATTACTTTTAATTAATGGTTCCTACAAACTTCTCTAGGTTTCCACTCTGACGGTACTTTAGCCCACTCTCTGAATGCCTTATTAAATCCATCAAGGTCAGAGAACATATCCATCTTGGCGGTATCAGTAGTAATGAGGGTGGAGAACTCCTTGAAATACTTATCGGCAACTTTTACGAAGTCATTGTGCAACTTTTTTAAATCTCCAAGCAGAAGGGAGTTCTCTGCCATTAAATCGCTCGCTTCCTCTACTAAGTTATTGGCTTCGCAATTCAACAGGTGAGCGGCTGAAAGCAGCATATTCAATCTATCTATGCTACCATTGGCTATGGCGGCATCTATTATTTTTTTCTTTGGTTTCATAATTGTATATTTTCACTTTACATTTCCTTTCATGCGGTTAATACTTTCGTTCTCCTTTTTATTAATTTTGTCAATCCACCTTTGGAATTTGGCAGCTACAAGAGGGCAGTGTATGCGCAGGTTTCTGTCGCGTTCCGCTTCCCATTCACGTATCTTTATAATCGTTTCGGTGTTCATAAATTTCTCCTTTTTCGTTATAATTCTTTCTTTAGAAAACTGTTGCAAATTTGCCCATATCTGTCACAGGCACACACTCTATGCCCTTTAGCCTTACAATACGCAGAATTATCCCCGAAGTCCGAGGCATTCTTGCAATTCCGGCATTTGACATATACAATTCCCAGTTTGACTTTCTTTGGCATACTTAAAATGGGTTGTTATCATCTTCAGTGCTATTACTTGATATGGGAATAATGTTCAAGTCGTAAAAGTGAGTAGATGCAGCATTGAAGCCACAAATAAACTTCAATAGTCCTATATTTCTGCCTTTAGCTATATCAATCATGGCAGTTCCTTTTGTGTCCACGTCTGAAAACTCATCAGGATACCGCTTCCCTTTTACCTCAGGACGATAAATCAGCATAACTATATCTGCTGCTTCCGCTATCTGTCCACTATCCCTTAACCTTGCCAATGTAGGTACAGGGTTAAGATTATCCCTATTCATCTGCGACAATGCAATAATCCATATATCCAAATCCTTTGCCAGATTCTTCAGCCTTCTTGCAACCTCTCCCATCTGCTGTTCTTTGTTACTTCCCTTCATGTTAACATTCAAAATCTGCAAATAATCTACCACAGCCCCGTCTATCCCATTTTTAAATTTCATCTGACGGATTGAAGATATTATCGTGTCGATATTGGACGTGCTCCTATCATCGAAATAGATTTGCATTTTTGATACAGTATCCACAGCCCGGTCTACATTTTCCAACTGCATTCCGGAAAGCGGTGAGTAAAGTATGACATTTGAAGGAATACCACTTATCATTGAAATAATTCTAGACGTAATTTGTTCCTTCTTCATCTCCATTGAATACATGGCTATCTTAGCACCTGCTATTGCAGCGTTTTTCATCATGCTTACAGCCATTGACGTTTTGCCAGCACTAGTTTCACCTGCAATAATTATCAAGTCTGATTTTTGAAGTCCACCTGTTTTCCCATCTATCTTGTCAAATCCGGTCGGTGTACCTGTTAAGTCTGTTTTCCCTGACATGTTGCGGTTTATCGTTTCATATACGGATTCTATGCATTCCTTGACCGTGCTGATAGAATTACAATTGGATGAGAACAGATTAGCAAGCTGATCTGACACTTTTTGCACGACGTCGGCAATATCTTCCTTCTCATTAAAAGCGTTACTGTCGAGATAACTCCCAATATCAAAGAACCGTCTCCGTATCATCAGATCATGAAGTCTGCACGCATATTGATACAGATCGAATGTGTACATTCCTGAAATCTTTGTCAGCTCATATAAACTAAAGTCTGGATATGAGAACTCCAGTTTTGATTTCACACTGATGGCATCAGCTCTTCCACCGGAATCCGTTATTTCCAATACAGTCCTGTATATCTGCTTGTGAAAATCGTTATAGAAACAATTTTCAGTAAGGATATCCCTCACTTCGTAAATGGTATCTCTCTCGCTTAGAATGGTCCCAAGAACACGTTTCTCACACTCTTCATCTCTTGGCAATATACGCATTCCACTCGGCATTATTTCATCTTTCATCTTTCATAAACTTGAGTTGTTTTAAAATAGCATAATACAAAACATCCCATTTTGAACGGATGTCTGCTCTGCCCTCTATTGTGCGCAATGCGCTTTTAAACATATCGTTCCCATATTTGTCCCGTAAAAGCAAAAATTCTTCTTCCGTAGGCAATCGCATATTGGAAAAACAATACGGTGCTTGTTTCTTGATATATGACAGGAATTTATAATAGGCATTGTTATCTTTAGAAGATTCCAACAACGCATCATTCGTATCTTGGAACAAATTTGTAGCCCCCTTTTTTATCTCGGTCAATATCCAGTTCCTAAAATACTCCATAAAACCTTTCCTGTCTTTCGAGATAGTCCCTCCGGCTTTTAGGCTTATCACGAGCTTGTCAAGCCATAGAAGAAACATATCATGGTCGAAAACCTTTATCCCGTTACGGTACAAATGAAGCCTTATTGCTTCCTCCCATCCGCTGTCTGATGACAGCTCATGTTGCAATTCACTGAGATCTATATCACAACTTCCAAAATCAGAACCCATTTTTTCTTTTGCTCTATTTATAGAGCTTTCTTTATTATTTCCTTTTCTTTTCTTTTGTGTACTTTTCTCGGAGGAAATGCCTGTTTCTTCGGAGGAAATGCCTGTTTCTTCGGAGGAAATAAGTCCGAACTCATCAAATTGACATACACGTCTCAACTGGTCACAAATACTCTTATAACGTTCCTGAATCCCCTTCGATGTAATTACTTTGTCAGAATCATACAGTTCTTTAGAAAACAACCCGACTATCAGGCAGCATTTAAAGACTTCCTGTATATACGCCTCTTCAAACCCGGTTTGTTCCGAGATAATAAAGGGCAACTCATCATCCCACCTCACGTAGTACCCTTGTTTGTAGATAATACATAGCAGGAGAGCATATACAGTTACAGCTTTACCGCCTTGATACTTGATTAGTTTTCTAATGCGTATATCCTGAAAGAAATCCACGTCCATAGGGAAGTAATCAAGTCCTACTTTTCTATTTCTTCCCATGACCACTTTTCATTATTCCAATTAAATAAAGCAAATTGACTTCCCCACTTTTAGGGCATTTAGGTATATGTTCTATTTCATTCATTATTTCTCCTATTGTTTTCATAATTTATGATATAAGAGGTGTGGCAGCCTTGTATAAGGCTACCAGCACTTAGTTGATTATATTTTTGTTATTTCTTGATTTGTTTTATTTCAGCATCAGTGATAAGCATTCCGATTATTGCTTTGTAGTGGTCCACTCCTTTGTAGTTTTCACTGAACTTCTTAAAATCCTCAAACAGTCCGTTTGTTATTATAAAAGAATATGCTTCATTCTTGCAGTCTTTCTCAATATCATACTGCTTTTGTAATTCATTTAAAAAGTCACTGAATGTTGGTATTAAATGAGAATTTGAGCATTCAATCTCAACGGTTGCTATTTTCTTTTTCATAGCAGACCTCCTTTCTTCGCTGAAATGAAGCAAGAGATAAACGGTAATATAAACAAGATAGGATTAATGATAGTGAGTACTAACATTATCAACACGAAAATGGCTTTTACGTTAGCCGATAACGTAGATGTAGAAGTTACTGTACTTCGCTTCTGCTCTAATTTCATGGAGTTTGGCATACGATGAAATTTGAGTTATGTATAAAAGGAAAGCCGTTAGCTTCCCAAAGTCGCCAAACTCCGACTAAATTCGCATAACGAAAGCAGTCCGTAGGGAAAACTAACGGCTATATCTTTGCGATAAAAGCTGTCAAGTAGATATAAAATATCCACTTTCGATATGCTATATAAAATCAAAGTTTGGCGAACTTTTCACCGCAAAGATACAACTCAAATTCAAAACTCCAAAATAAAATTCAAATATCTTTCAAATAATTATCCACCACTTTAATAAACTCGTCTAATGACCGGACAACGATGTATTTGTTACCATTTGCCTCACATTCCTTTTGCCATTCTTTTTGGACTGGTCTTTGGTATTCTCCCGGCTTTTTCATTTCCACACACAAAGCTCCATAGAAACGATTGCTCTTAAGAAGTATCAGGTCTGCAACTCCGGGAAGCATACCTTCATCTTTCATATAAGCTCCGTTCCTTGCAGAACGTCTTGCCGCATTAGGAACAGCAAACAGCATATTTCTGAGATGGGGATATTTTAAACGGAAATACCTAACACAAGAACATTGTATTTTATGTTCCTCATTTTTGGGCTTGCTACGGCTGCTTGCCACACAAGCCTTGGATTTCATCTCTTCGTAAGTCATAATTATTATTTATGTAGTACGGCATATCATTCGTCTTTTAGTTCAACTCCCAAGCATAATACTTTGTCAGACACACCTACATCATCAAATTCAAGCTCTGAATAACTTGTTTCGTATGGATAAGGATATATCTTACCGTACTTTTTATATAACTTGATTATGTCTTCATCCGTCAATTTACGTCTAATACGCATTTCTATCTCGTAATCGTCAGAAAGATTTTCAATGACCTTTCTAAGCTGACCTACTGTCTTAATTTTGTCTATTCTCATAATTTTCGCCAATTAAAAGCCCCGAAGCGTATTCTCCGGGGCACAACCATTATTTATTAACCCATGCCATTGATGTGTGGCTCACATTTATGAGGTGGTAGCAGGACTTGCACCTGCATGATAGGAGTTTTTCTTGGACTTTCACCAAGTAGTTTATTCATTGACATTGCGGTCTATTCGGCATTACCCGTTATTAACTCAGTGGTTTGAATTTCTTTTTACGGCTAACCGTAACACATTGACTTACCAACCTATCTATAAGAGCTTCACTTTAGCGTCTCTCGTTGTTCCGCCATACCACCATTTTCGCCCGCCCCATCTTCACAGACCGAGCAGGCATGTAAACAAAGTTATTTCTGTACTCTGATCAAATAACAGATTTTATCCTACCTAAATTAGGAACCATATACCTGTTTTCTAACCCTTTTATTAGTTCCCATTCTTCAATCATTTTTCAAGTTTTATAATTTCTGGGAAAGTTCTATATATGCTACTTTTCCCATCCCATTTGTCAATGAACTGTTTGTAAAGAATTTCTCTGGTAAGACCTTTTGACTGGATAAGAGCCTGTTCGGTTTTCAATTGTTCCAGCTCGTTGCGTTTCTTCTGCTCCTCAATCTGTTGGTCCAGTACGGATATATTGGTGTTCACTTCATTCCGGCTGTCAATCTTCTCACGGACCTTTTCGGAGAACTCCAGTTGTGCGGAGAATGTGAGCAGTTGCAGACCTCTTTTTTCAAACTCCATGTCAACTATCTGTTCCAACCGTTTCTCAAACACCAACGACCCTCCGTCAGCCATCAGGCTATCGGTCTTATGCTTCCGACTTTCCTCCTTTATCAAATCATATATACGTGGTTCCAAAATGTTATCTTCCAACGAAGACATAAAGTCACTTCCACGACCAATATGCTTGTTGTCAAAGACAACATCAATGGCACGGTCCTTGATAACTTTATAGCTGTATGTAGGACACGCTTTGAACTCCGTGTTGTCAGCAGCTTTCAGTGTGACAGCTTCAGCGAATTCTCCACGTTGATCGAATAGTGGAACCTGGAAAAGTTCTGTGCCCAATTCCCATGTAGACACTTTGCCGGAAACAATCTTAAAATCTTCCTTTCCCTGCTTGCCATAATTCTCCATAAGGACACCTGCATAATTAGGGGCTACTCTCTCACAAGAGGTAAACATTACCAAGGTCATACAGACCATCGTTAACTTAATCAGTCTTTTCATCTTTCAATGTTTTAATCAGTTTGTAAATAAAGAAAATTATTGTGGCTGATATTATTGTTATGCCCAGCCATGCATGTAAGTGATTGAATACCCTATTTCCGACAACAATTCCTATTATCAGAAACAGGGTTAAATAAATATACTTTTTCATACTACTCTTAGTCAAAATTAAAATTATCCTCACCATTAGGTTCTTCCTCCGGCATATCATTACCGAAATCCATCGGTATGAACCAATCTGAAATAAACTCTTCCATATTATTCCTCCGTATCTTCACTATAACATGGCATAAGCAACCCAACACTACTTACACCCTCCATCATACTATCAAAAACAATAGGTTTATTAGTACCCTTAAATGTAGCGACACACTTGTCGCTTTCAAAAAGAGCTTTATTCAACCGTTGCATAATCTTCATGTCAAACTTCACTTGTGGAAGCGGAGTAGTCTGCGTATTCAAAGCACCCTGCAAGACTTTTTCCGCATCAGGATATTTATCAAATGTGGAAAAGTAAAAGAATACTTTATCATTATCCTTGCTGCATTCTATGCCATCTTCGGCAATCATAATATTATCGTATTTCAGCATATCTTTGTAGAAGTCAGCGTGAAGAAATTTTCCGTCAAGTGCGGTTATCTCAGGTTCCTTCAACCCCGATATTTCTGAAATTCTGTTTTTTGCCAAAATATACCCGTCACTTGCGTATGCAAATCCGTTTTTGAAATAGATACAACACATTTCAGGTTTGATAGGATAATCTCCAGAACAAGCAAGATGCATCTGAACTTTCTTGTTAAAGTTGTTCCCTTTTTCTGACATAAATCATTCCTCCTTTGTCTTATTACGTTCCTTAATCATTGCATCAGCTATCTGATAAGCTGCTTTAGCCTGTTTTTCAGAGTTGTAGTTTATAATACTAACTTCTTTGGATGGGGAAAACAATGTTACAACTCTATTCCATAAAGTTCTTCTGCGTTTTGCTGTCATCATTATGCACTTCATTGCTTCAAGCGCAATATGATCGCGCGAAATATTAGATTCCATAATTTTATTGCTTTAATTGATTAATAACTTGTCTTTTGATTTTCTTGCAGAGCTTCCCGACAAAACGTCCATGCTTCTCTGTTCCGTCATCGGGCAACTCGTTTTTGTAAGTGTTGAGCAACTTCTGGATGAGAAGCACTTCTTGTTTTGTCAAAGTAAGTTTCATGATAATAACCTAAAGGAGCGATTCTATATCGCAAAGT